TGGGATGGTAGTGGAGAGCCTATTGATGTTTCCGCAGTTAGTGGATTGGCTAACTATTATAAAATGGGCGAAGAAGCTACATTTAGCGGTGGAGTTTGGACTGTACCCGATGCAGTAGGGAGCAATAATGGTACATCTAACGCAATGACAATAGAGGACAGAGTAGGAGAAGCACCAAATAGTGAGAATAACGCTTTATCTTATAATATGGATTTAGTGGATAGAGTAACGGACACACCTTAAAATAATAAAAATGCACAACACAAAAACATACGCAGTAATTAATCTAACAGATATTAGCTTAATTGACTTTAGCCAAATAGCACAAAGTTCAGCTTCTACAATTCGTAAAAGTTTAGACGATACGCAATTTGTTATTAAGTGGGAGAACGGTTATACACCTACATTTATAACGGATGCTTCTGTTATTCCAGTAGGAACATACGACCACCACGCAATTTTGGAATTAATGGCAACCGACAAATGGAGTGAACCAATAGAAGAAATAGTATAATAATGATATCTACAATAGCCACAAATAGCCCACTTGAGATAAATATACCTACAGACCCTGTATTTAAAATGAGTATTGATACTACTCAAGCAGGCAGTGCTTCAGATACTTTTATTATTCCATTACAAAATGGAGCTACTAATATGACTGTATATTGGGGAGACGGTAATTCAGATTTAATAACAGCATATAATCAAGCTGAATTAACGCACGTATATTCTTCAAGTGGAAGCTATCAAATATCTTTAGATGGTTCATTTGAAGGTATTAGATTTGCTAATTCTGGAGATAAATTAAAAGTTTTATCTATTGACCAATGGGGTGGAAACGAGTGGAAAGCTTTTAATTCTGCTTTTGCTGGATGCTCTAATATGATTGCAGCTTATTCTGATACTCCTAATTCTTCTAGTGTCACCAACTGTAATTCAATGTTTGAGTCTTGTACGTTATTTAATGGTTTAGTTAATTTTGATATGTCAAACGTAACAAGCACATTCAGAATGCTCAAGAAATGTACAAACTTTAATAACGATAATCAACCTATTGACTGGACAATACCAAACCTTGGAAACTTAGGATTACAACAAACTTTTAGTGATTGTACTAATTTTAACCAACCTGTTAATGTTGTGAGTGGGCCAAATCTAAGTTTGTATCAGCTATTTTACAAATGTACTAACTTCAATAGCCCAGTTACATTAAGTAATACATCTTCAGTAACAACAACTTATGGAATGTTCTACCAATGTTATAGTTTTAATCAACCAATAACTTTAGATACTACAAGTGTTGTTTCTATGGAGTTTATGTTTTATCAATGTTCCAGTTTTAACAGTTTAATTACTTTTAATGACACTTCTCAAGTTCAGAAATTTACGTCAATGTTTAATGGTTGCACAAATTTTAATCAAGATATTAGCAGTTGGTCAATTACAAGTCTCAACTCATTCTCTTCATCAAGTGCAATCCAAATGTTACGTTCAACAGCATTTTCAACAACAAACTATGATTTACTATTATTGGCTTGGGATTCTTATAACACTTCTGGTAGCTACTTAACTTTTACACCTTCACAATATTCAGCAGGTGCTCCAGCAACAGCAAGAGCTAATATGATCAGTAGAGGTTGGACAATAACAGATGGTGGACAAGCTTAAATAAAAAAAATAAAAAATTATGAGTGAAAGAAATCCAGGAATATTTTCAAGTATAGTATTTACACCTACTATAAACTCAACTAAAATGGTTGAGGTATCTCAAGAGTCAGACTTTGGTACTGCTGTTGGTGGAGTTATAATTTTAACGGGAAATACAACATATTTTATAAGAGGAGAAGTAAATTGCACTAATAGACTATTAATTCCAAACGCGGGTACAGCTATCATAGGATGGAATAGAGATGAGGATAGCTTAAATTTTACAGGTGGAGCTGGTGTTGGTGACTTTATAACTATTACCGAACAAAGCTTTGAAATAGCAAATATAAAATTATCTTCCACTAATAATACAGGAGGTACAGTTTTATTAAGAGCAGTTAATTACAACCAGCCAGATTACAATGCAGGAAGAAATAAGGTGTTAACTATTATTAACTGTCAATTTAGAAACTGTTTTGACGTTTGGTTTATAGAAGGTTTTGACTTGGTTGATATTCAGAATACTTTAGTTTGGTATGTTCAAGCTACTACTATTGGTTGTCAATTTAAGAATGTTTCTAAATTACAAATCAGTTCTTGTGAATATGTAAGATGGTTTGATGAAACAAGCATACCTACGCCTTCTGGTTATGCAACTACTTCAATGGTTGCATTACTTGACAATGCAGGTGGCAGTGGATTTGGTGCTATTAATATAAGCGGTTGTGTTATTCATCCTCAACAGACACAAGATGGCATAAACATAAGTGATTTGGCTACTATTGGATTTGGAACTATTGCTTCAAATACGGGAATAAACATTGGATTAACAACGGGTGCTGTAGCTAACTTTGATTATGATATTCAGAACTCCACTATAGTACAAGCAAATCAAGGTATTCAGAATGGTAATGCTAAAAGTATTTTAAGTCTTACAGATAACATAGTGTCATTAAATACAAGTGGCGCAACTCCCGTAGGTGGCTTATATTCTTTGCCTATTGCTGATGCAAGTTTTGTAGGTGGTGTTGGACCAACTAATCCAATAACTTTTCCGGTTGCTCAAAGAGTTATTACATCAAGTCCAAATGGAAGTTTTACGTATGATTCTAAAATAGATGGAAACTTTAGTGTAAATTTAAATGCTACAGTAGGTGTAAATATAAACGGTACTTATAATATACAAGTTCAATTTAGACAAAACGGAACACCTTTACCGTTGACAGGTAAAACAACTATTAGAAACACTGGTGGTGTTTTTGTTGCTCAACCAATAGGATTGTCAATACAAGGTACAGCTACACAAGGTGATGTGTTTGATGTACTTGTAAGTATTGATAGCGCAGATGATGTGCTTGTTTCAGAGTTAATAGTAAATGGATTTCAATTTTAAAAATAAACAAGATGGAAGCAGAGGGACTAACATTTGGATTAAATGCATTAATTAGTATATTATTTGCAGGGGCAGGAGCTTTAGGATTTTGGTTTACTATTAAAGGGTCAGTTAGTTTGTTAAAACAAAGAGTTGAAACACTTGAAGCTAATAATAAAATTATACACAAAAGACTTGAAAATTTAAAAGAACAGGTTAAAGAAAACAGAGACAAAGCAGATACAGCTATTAATGACATTACTAGCAAAATGCAAGAAATGGAAATCAGAATTATAAACGCTATTCATGACTTAGAAAAATAACAAGTATGCCCAATAAAGAAATTATTGATATTACAAAAATAACATCTTTAGGAAAAAAATTAGGAGCTTTAATTGCGTCTATAGCTGTTTTTAATAGTATATTTTTTTATTTTATAAGTAATACTGAGACTTATACTAATTTTACTAGTTTATTAGAACATCAAAAACAAATAGAAAATAAAGAACTTCCTTATATAAAAAAACTAATAAAAGAGAATACTATACAAATAAAACATATAAATAGCTGGATGAACATGAGAGACAGTAGTATGTCTGTAGGACTTAGAGTAAACAAAGAAGGAGAACTAGTATATAGAGCTAAAGACAAGAAAGAATATCATGTATATAGTTTGCCTGGATATGACTATTTATTTTACACAGACAAAACAGGAAGTGAGTTAATTGCAGGCTTTATTACAGAAATAATAAGATAAAAATTAGGAAATGTAAATTATTTTATATACATTTGCATTAGATTTTTACAAATTATTATGAAAAGAAAGAATATAAAGAAGTTTTTAGAGGAGAATAGAGGATATATTAAATGGGGAAAAGCTAAACTTGCAGATAAGTTTAAATCTACTTATAAAGAAATTGACAGTATCATTAATGAAATACATTTTGAAACAAAAGAAATTGAAGAAAGAAACAATGATTTTAAAAGAATGTTTTTTGATATTGAAACTAGTTATAACATAGTAAAAGCCTGGAGAGCTGGTTATAACTTAAATATAAATCCAGGAGACATTATTCATGAAAGAGCAGTAATTTGCGTGTCATGGAAATGGGAAGGAGAAGATAAGGTATATAATCTTAAATGGGATGACAACCAATGTGACAAACAACTACTTATAGACTTTAATAAACAGTTGGAAATGGCTGATGAAGTAGTTGCACATAATGGAGATAGGTTTGATATAAAATGGCTTAGAACTCGTTGTTTAATGCAAGGAATTCCTTTTAGAACTTATATTAAATCGTTAGACACTTTAAGAAAAGTTAAATCTATGTTTAACTTCCAAAGTAATAAACTTGACTACATAGCCAGTGTATTAGGTTTTGGTCATAAACTTCCTACAGGAATGAAACTATGGGATGATATAATCTTACATAAGTCTAAAGAGGCAATGACAAAAATGGTTGAGTATTGTGACCACGATGTAGTTCTTTTAGAAGATGTATATAATAAACTTAAAGATTATATTAAACCTAATACACATGTAGGAGTACATAAAGGTAAAGGAAAACACAGCTGTCCTCAATGTGGAACAGAAGATGTTAAGTATATAAAGAACACAGTAACTGCAGCAGGTACTATTAAAAGGCATATGGAATGCAAAGAATGTAGCACTGATTATGTAATACCTAATACTGCTTTTAAAAAGTTCATAAAAGGACGATAAATGACAACAAAAAATCATTTAGTATTTGATTTATTAAATTCTGCCAGAGGTGGAAAACAATCTGATGATGAAAATATTTCTTTAAGACAAGTAGGGTTTTGGGTAGATAATACTAGAGCTTTACTTATAAGAAGGGATTTAGAAAAGAACAGGTCTATTAATCCAGACATGATTCAAACTCTAGGGTGTGTAGACGTAGCCCCCATAGATGCTTCAGAATGTCCATGTAATCCTTCTGGGTGTACTGTATTGCGCACAGTTCAGAAGATTCCTAATGCTATTGAGCTTCATAGTAAAAATCTAATTACAAGGGTAGGGCCAGCACTAGTTGGTTCTATTCCTTTTAGTTTAATACCTTACAGTAGAGCACAATTTGCAGGGTCTAATAGATTTACTAGAAAATTTGTTAAAGCTTTTTTACATAATGGATATATTTATCTTATAGGAGATAATCCTATTTTAACTACACTAGAAAAAATAGCTATTGATGGAGTATTTGAAAATCCAGAAGAAATAAGAGAATTTTCAACTTGTTCAGGAGAGCCTTGTTATTCAGATGAAGACGAGTATCCTATTTCAGCTTGGATGATTGAGCCATTAAAAGAAATGATTAATAAAAATAATTTTAGAATAGCAATCGCAGCACCAACAGATACTGCAGGAAATGCTAATCATGATGTTTCTAATAACCAAATACAGTAATGCCAGAATTAAATCCAGTTGATTATACCATTACAGACGCATATAAATACTATAAAAAAGATGTATTATCTGGCTTACAAGTCTCTTACAAAGAGTACAGAGCTATTTTAAAGACATTTAACAAGCTTTTAGTAGAAGATGTATTGTATAACTCATCAGAGATAACATTCCCTTCTAATATAGGAGTATTTAGAATACGTAAAAGAAAAGTTAATTTAGAAAATACTAATAAATTATTACCTGATTGGAAAGCTACTAATAAGTTGTGGAAAGAAAAACCTGAACTTAAAGAAAAGAAACAACTAGTATACCATTTAAACGAACATAGAAAAGGATATAAATATAAGGTATATTGGGATAAAAGAAAATCAAGAGTTAAAAATCACACACTTTATTATTTTAAACCTTGTAGAAATTGGTCAAGAGAATTAGCTTATATCCTTAAAAACTTATTTGAAATAGATTACTACTTATGATTGGACAGTACATATCCCTTAAAGAGATTATAGAAGGTATCTATACAGATACTGGGGCTCAAGACACTATTGTTTATGAGGATTTAATTAAATGGGCTGTAGAAGCTTTAAATAAAATTGGACACCCTTTACAATATAGAAGAAAAGTTACAGGACATAAAGATAACCCTAATTTATCTATTACAGATTATAAAGCTCCTTTGCCTGCAAACTTACATAAAATAGAACAAATATTAGTTAATGGCCAAGCTGCAAGATACTCAACAGATAGTTTTCACTATTTATTAGGTGGAGAATGTTGTGGTTTACCAAACACACAAGCACAAAACTTAACAGGAGCTGTTAGTACTGGTTTTTATATAGACGGTTTTGGAAATGAATTTAACTCAGGAGTATTTAATAACGCTGTATGCGGAAACATTACTTATACAGTAAACTCTGATTGTCTTACTTTATCAGTTAAAGAAGGAGAGGTATGCATAGCTTACTTAGAATTTCCTATAGATGAAGAAGGACTGCCTTTAATACCTGACGAAGAATCATATAGAGAGGCGGTTACTCGTTATCTTATAATGAAAATTGATTATAAAGAATGGCGTAAAAATCCTAGTAATCAAGGTAACAGAGTGTTATACGAAGATTCTAAACAAGAATGGGCATGGTATGTAGGACAAGCTGCTAATAAAGCAAAACTACATTCAGTAGACCAACTAGAATCTATAAAAAATATGTTAGTTAGAACTTTTCATAGTTTTAATCATCACAAGTCAGGTTTTAAAGGATTAGGAGAACAGCAACATAGAAGAATACAATAATGGCTAGACAAAGTACATTAGCAGTTAATACCTTTGAAGGAGGTATGAATCAAGACTTTTCTAAATTAGTTAGTAAAAAGAATATTTATTACTATGCTAAAAACTTTAGACCTTTTACAGATAAAAAAGGTCAAGGATTAGGAGGGACTCTAAACCCAATAGGTAATAAATTAGATTTTACAATACCTACTACACAGCCTGTATGGAGTTTTGATACTACTTTTACTGCTCCTTTTCCTTCAACTTTTGCTTTGACTATTAATATAGGAGGAACTGTTTTTAATGATGTATTTAATTTAGTAGGAACAACAGCTTCAGAACTTAGAGATTCTTTAGTAGACGCTATAAATAGTACTTTGCATTATAGCAACAATAATATATATGCAGCAGCAGTAGGTACAGAAGGTGTTACTATTTATAATACATCGACATTTAATGTTTTTTTAACCTCTGCAGACCCTAATATAGCTAATTTAGCTATTACTATTTCTGCTCAATCAGGTTTAAAAGTAATAGGCTGGACTACAATAAGAGATACTTTTGTTTTATTCACAACAAATGATGAAACATCGACTCCTACTAGTATGGGTCAAGTATGGACTTTAAAATATAATTCTATTAGTGAAGTGCCTACTTTAGAATTAGTATATAACAATGAACTAAATTTTAGTACAGAATATCCTATAGAAGCAGTAGGCAGATATGAAACAGAAGGAATACAAAAAGTATATTGGACAGATAATTATAATAAAGTAAGAAGTTTAAATACAGCTTCTATATCTTCTTTAGGTTTACTTCCTTCTGAGCTAGACTTATCTGCTAATGTAAAAGGAAGTCTACCTGTTCTAACTAGTTTAAGTGGAGGAGGTGCTTTAAAAACAGGTGTATATCAATATGCTTATAGACTAAAAACATTGTCAGGAAGTGAAACAGCTTTTTCTAGACTTTCTAGACATATGCCTATAAATATTGAACCAGAAGCCACTACTAATTTTTGGGAGTATTTAGGAACTGCTCCAGGTGTAACCACTGGTAATGCGCTTACTTACATTATTAACGATGTAGATACTAAATTTAATTTTATAGAAGTAGTAGCTATTTATAAAAAAAGTAGAACTACAACTCCTACAATAACCTCTATTCTTATAGAGTCAGTGCCTAGTGATGGTATATTTACTTTTACTCATACAGGACTAGAGGCAAATGCTTACGATATTACTACTGATGAATTTTTATTATCAAAAAATGTTTTTTCTAAAGCCAAAACTTTAACAGTAAAGGACAACAGATTATTTGTAGGAAACGTAACAAAAACATCCTTAGACTTAGATTTTGATGCTAGAGCTTATGGACATGCTATTAATAGTAATAACTTTAGTATAGATGGCGTAGTACAAAGTAATTTTTCTGCTGTACCAGAAGAAGCTAACGCTATAAATGATGATTTTTATACTTATAAGTTTAGAAAAGGTAATTCTATATATGGAGGAACAGGTGCTAATATAAGTTATGAAATAAAAACTAACGCTTTTAAAGCTGATACAAGAACTTTAGCGGCTACTTCAAATGGTTTTGATAAAATGCCTTTTTATAACTCTATAGATGCTCCTTTAGTAAATCCTGTAGACCTTGGAGAGGGTAGAACTTATCCTCAGTTTACTTCTATGGCTGACTCTTATAAAAATAATATTACCTTTGGCTTAAAAAAAGGGTATCAAAGAGATGAGATATATAGAATGGGCATAGTATTTTTTGATAAAGAAGGTAGTCCAGGTTTTGCTAAATGGATAGCAGATATTAAAATACCTCCTTCTTTTGATGCAGGAAGAGCTGTTTATGGGACTTCTGGCTATAATAACGGTGCATTTAATGGTAAAATAATAGAAGACGTACAACCTTTTCCTGTTACTACTTCTTGTTCACAAAATATAAATACTGTATATATAGCATTTACAGTGAACTTACCTGCAGATGTACTCGCACAAATTTCAGGTTATTCTATCGTTAGGATGGAAAGAAAAATTAAAGACAGAAGTATTTTAGGACAAGGACTTGCTATACCTATTGGGCCTAAATTTACTGTAGATGAAAATGGGGGAGCGAATCCTTCTATTAGAACCCCCTTAGCCTTATTAGAGGACGGCAAAACATATTTATTTCAACAAGATAACAGTCAAAGAAGTTACAACGTTCATAGAGATTATGCTAATAATGCTAATGGTACACAGAGCACTGTTAAAGACTCCCTTTCTTCTATAGAATATCCTGTAGATTATTTTACTTTAATTTCTCCTGATTATGCTTTAACAGACACTATTGATTACTCTGCAGGTGATTATATACAAACTGTAGATACTTTATTTACTAATGTGTTTGCTTTGTCTACTCAATTTACTCCTGATACTGATTTTTTAAACAAAGGTTTTATTCAGGTTAATAAATATTATGATACTAAAAGTTCTGATAAAAACTATATAGGAAATACTCTTGTAAATGTTGAAGATATTTATAAGCTAAAAGAAAAAAGCATTATAGAAATAGATAATGATATTATTTTTCATAACGAGCCTTGTTCTCCTTTTTTACAAGTAGATAACTCTGCCACTGCTAAACCAGAATTTTGGGGATATGGAGGCAAGTCTTTACTAATAAAAGTAGATAATCCTATACATGATGCAGTACCTCCTACAGCAAGTTCAAATGTTGGTCCTGCAGTTTTTAATACAGGAACAGACTTTGATGGCAGTTTAATTGATGGGTGGGAAAACTTATTATTAGTAAATTATAAAAGAAACTTACTTAAACAGTATAATGGAAATACATACGCTAATAGAAGTTCTAATGAATATATATCTACAGGTCATTATGTCTCAGTAGTAAACGGAGAAGTTACCTCTCCTAGTAATATAACAGACGTATATGGAGGCGATACTTTTATTAGTCTATATGACCAACAAGTAGTTAGAAAAGCATGGAACTGGACAGACGAGTTTAGTACCCAAACAATGGATGACCAATCTCCTGTAGCTGTTCCAACTGGTTACGGTGTAACAGGAAAAGTATCTAAATCAGTTGTTTTTGCTGTAGAGTCTCAAGTAAATGCTGCTATGAGAAGTGAAAAATTTGTAGGCGCTAATGGAATTACAGACGAAAATGATAATACTGATAATACTCCTGGTAATGACACTTTACAAGGTTCTGTTGATTTAGGAGAAGATTATAATTATTATAGTATTTATTCAGTAGAGGACAATCTTGTAACCTTTTTTAACAAGCCTTTAACTTTTATAGAAAATGAAGAGTTTGATACAAGAATATATAATTCAGACCCTAAAATAAATGGAGAACCTGAAGATAGTTGGACTTTTTTTAGACCTTTAGAGTTTATAGATTTAGAAAGTAAGTACGGCCCTATTAATAAAATAATCACTCATAACGGTAATTTCTTTTCTTTTCAAGATGATGGTATAGCTGTAGTAAGTGTAAGTCCTAGAGTTGCTATACAAAGCAGTGATGATATTAATATAGAAATAGGCACAGGAGAAGTATTACAGTCTTATACTTATATATCTACAAACATAGGATGTAAACACCAGTGGTGTATAGTACCTACAAGAAGTTTTATTTATTTTGTAGACATTCTTAATAAAAAAGCACACAGAATATCTTCAGGAGGTTTACAATCTATTTCTGATTTAAAAGGAATGAATTCTTTCTTTAAAGATAATTTAGAAGGACTAGTTACTTTAGACGAAAAAGAGGGCGGAGATAATCCTTTAAAACTAAAAGGTATAACTAGTTACTATGACGATGTAAATGATGAAGTAGTCTTTGTAGTATTAGGAGGTAAACGCGTTCATAATGTACTAGAAGCGTCTATAATTGATTTTGAGTATGTGCCAGGTGATTGGGTAGTATATGACGATGGAGGAGGCAGAATTTCTTATTATTTAGTAACTAATACTTTTAGTTACACAGGTATAGCAAGTTTAACATCTAATGCTACAGCGTATTCAGAAGAAGTTTATAGAGACGCTAATTATTATGCAATAGGCTACCATGAATTAGGAGATTATTTTACTTGTTTTTATGACTCTGTTAGTAATATTTATGCTTATAAAAATGACGTATTACTATCTCCTTCAACAAATACTAATGAAAATATATATAGACATAACAGAGGCAAAAGAGCAGAATTTTTTGGGGCTGTTAAGCCTTCTATAATTAAGTTTGTTATAAACCCTATTCCTTTATCTTCTAAAGTGTTTGGTAATATGGAATGGTCAACAGAAGTTAATACTGTAGCAGGAGCAGATGTACCAGAAGAAACTTTTGATACAGTTCTTTGTGAAACTGATTATCAAGATACTGGAACTACTTCATTAGTAGTAAACACTAACGTTAAACGTAAGGAAAGAGCCTGGAGGTTTGCTATACCAAGAAACAATGGTCAGTCAGACAGACTTAGAGATAAAAGTATGACAGTAACCTTTACTTATAATAATAATAATAATAATAGAATGTTACTAAATGCTAACACTACTGCCTTTACACACTCTTCAAGATAATGAGTAAACTAAAAGAAATATTAAATGGTTGGACTAATTATGTGTTCCAAACTCCAGAAATTGAAAAGCTAGCCAAAGAAAGAGCTGTACATTGTTCTACGTGTCCTATAAACTCAGGAAACACTTGTAGTAAACGTGTAACAGTTATACACAATAACAAACCTATATCAGGATGTGGATGTCCTTTACCAGGCCTATTAAGGTCTAAAGACTCTACTTGTAAATTAGGTAAATGGTAATCTAATTTAAAGTATTACAAGATATATTTGGAAAGTTAGTAATTAATTATTATATTTGTCATTATTATGCCAGACCCAACTAGACAAGACAGCTTAAGCTTACTAAAAAGCACTAGAGAGTTAGACGACTACTATAAAAAAAGTGGTGATTATAAACTATATACTGAGTATGATTTTACACCTGACCCTAGTTTAAAAGACCCACTAAGTTATTTAAAGCGAAAAAGAGACGAATTTGATGAAAGGTATAAGGAGGGAAAGAATACGCATATAATACAAAAAGATAATACACATAAAGGCTTTTTATTAGACCCTTCTTATTATTATAAAGATTTACCTGGTGATACTTTTGAGCAAAGAGAAACAGCTAATAATGTATTAAATTTAGGCGCTCCTATGGCTAGGTATAATACTAAGATAACTCCTACAGAATTTCATCAATATGTGCTTAAAAATAATCCCCTTGATATAGTAGGTATTTATGGTTATGATGAATTAGCTATTACACCTGCAGATATGCAAAGTGATTCTGAAATAATTAAAAGAGTTAATAAGTATGGTACTAGTGGTGTGCCTGCCTCTAGGTTAAAAGCTTTAGGATTACCTTTTCCAAAAGAACCAGTACCAAAGGTTTCAGAAGCTTCTAAAAAAAGAAAAGAAAATAGAGACTTACTTAACCAACAACTAAAAGAAGCAGGACTATATAACAGAGCAACAGGAATTACAGCTAGAAATCCTGAAGCTTCAAGAATGTATGAAGAATATATGAGGTCTAAGCAACCTTCTCAACCAAGTGTAACCCAAGTACCTAATCAGGTACAAAGTGCAGGAGAAGTTATTAAACAACCTATAGAAGAAGGAATACCAGAAGGTTATCAACTAAACCTTGGTTATAGAGGCGCAGATGGTAGATATTATGGTAATACATATAACCCAACTACTAGTAAAGGTGAAACATATCCTGTTCCAGGAGCACCTACAATGGAAGATTATAAAAGAATTAGAGCTGCTGAACTTAATCCTAAAAGAACAGGAACAAGAACAGTAAGAGCTGACTTTGCATATGGAGGAACTCCTCCTACTGACCCCCCTTACAATTTATATAATACACCTACTAAAGCTGATAGTCTTTTTTTATTAAATAATAATAAAGCAATAGAAAGTTTAAAAAAATCTAAATGGGAAAAAGGACCTAATCAGATTGATGCAGAAAAGTTTAAAGATTGGTTAAAATATTATAACGAGGAGAAGCGAGATAAGCCAAGGTCTATTCAAGCAGAGATGGATTATAGTGAGAAGGAAATGAGAAAGAAGGGAGAAAATATGAATTTCTATCATAAAAAATCAGGTAAGATGTCTGACTATTATTCTGATAAAGGAGTATTTAAAGGAGCTACTGACTGGAAGGAGCAGGGAGGTGAAGATAAAGACTTTGCTATGCAATACATACACCCTAATATAAAGCCTAATTTTGCAGGAGAAATGTATGAAACAGAAAGAGATGATAAAAGACAATTAGGTGCAGTATACTCTTATGCTTATGATGATTTAGCAATAACACCATGGTCAATGTTAAATGAGAGTGAACGTAAGGAGAGAGTAAAAAAATACGGTGTTACAGGTACTCCTTTTGATACAAGTATTATAAAAAAACCACGGTCAGCATCTTCATTAGCTAGAGAAGAAGCTAGAAACATTCTCAAGAAAGAGATGGCTGAGGTAGGTTTTACAAAGTATACACCTAGACAAGTTTTAAAGAAAGGTTCAGAAGCAGAAAAAGCTTATCAAGAACATATAGGAAAATATACAAAGAAAGAAGAAACACCTAAAGAAACACCTAAAGAAACAGTAACTCCTAAGAAAGAAAAAGTAGAATTACCTGAAGGCTATTCATATAGACAAGATGATACTAGAGATGGTGATATGAATGATTACTTCCTTGGTAATAAGAGAATCTCTAGAGAGGAATTTATAAAAGCTACAGGATATAAGCCTACACAGTTTAGAGAGCGTACAGTAAAGATTCCTGAGTTTAGAGATGGAGGACCTATTAATAATGATGGGCCATTAGCTCAACCACAAGGAGATATATATTTACCTCTTGATGGAACTAGACCTTCTTATATTGATGCTAGTGGTAAAGAAAGGTCTGAATATAAAATAGGTGTAGGAACTAAAGAAGGAGAGATGGTTATACCTACTGTATGGAATGGTGAACAACACACTGAAGACGAAGCTATTGATAGGTATTACAATACAGGAGAACATATGGGAGGCCCTTACGGCTCTATAGAAGAAGGAGAACGTGCTGCAAAACTTAGAACTTTTTTATATAACGAACATCCAGCATATAGCAAGAAAGCTTATGGTGGACCAGTTAAAACACAAGACATCACTACAAATGAATATGGACATTTAGAAGGATACAAAGATATTCAAAGAAGAAATCTTTTTGGTAGAGACATCCATAAAAGAGTAGAGTATGATAACTATGGAGGAACAGAAGGTTCTAAAACAGTAACCAAAGAGAAAGGTCCTAAAGGACGCTTTAATAAAAGCACTTATGAAACAGAAACAACTGGACCTTCTCAATATAGTAGAGAGAGTGGTTATCAAAAAACTACTCCTTCAGGAAAACAAATACAATTAGACAAAACTAAAGGTGGAGGCATACGTCATGTAGATAAAAGGTCATATGACCCTGCTACAGAAACTTTAGATATAAGACAAAGAGGATATATGGGAAGTAACCCATTCCCTTTCTATAAGGAAGATTTAACGCAAGATTATGCATACGGTGGTTGCGCTCCTAAGATGGGTGCTGGTGGACCAGTATACGAAGCTGAAGGAGGCGAAGTAATAGATGGCGGAAACCCTGCTACATTACAAGGAGGACACATTTCTCCTAACTCTAGTAATTCAGGTAAAATAGTAGGTAACTCTCATGGGAATGGTGGAGTTAAAATGACAGGAGGAGAAAAAATATACTCTGATAGACTTACAGTAGATACATCATTCCTTAAAGATTTAGACATATAATTATGGCAAACAAGAAACTAACATATGCTCAAGCAGCAGACAAGATTACTAAAAAGATTGGTAAACTTGAAGATGATATTAAAAATGGTGATAGATTTGCTAAAGCAAGTGCTAAGAAAATGTTACCTAGACTAGAAGCAAAAAAAGAACAATTATTTGCACACCAAGAACAAATGAAACAAGCTTCTTTCCAAAAAGAGAATGCTGCTTTAATGGAAAAGTACGGTATGAGTGGACAAGCAACAGCAGGTCCACAGCACCAAATGCCTGATGGTAGTATGATGCCAGGAGCACAACACCAGTATGGCTATGGCGGCATGCCAAAATACTTTAATGGAGCTGACCTTGCACAAGGAACAGGACAAGTTTTAGGCATGGCGGCTAACTATTTGCCACCAGGAATTAATGCACTTGCAGGAGGTATAGGAGCAGGGCTAGAAAACGTAGGTACAGGAGCAGATTTTAAAGAAGTAGCAACTGATGTAGGTTTTGGAGCCGCTAAAAAAGCATTTGGTCCAATGGGAAACCAAGTAGTAGGAGGCATAGAGCAAATATATGATGATAGAACTAATAGTGCAAGTGAACAAAAAGATTTATGGGAATCTAGGTATGACCCTAATTATGAACAAAACCAAGAAAAAGAACAAAACCAAAGAAATACAATAAATGCTCTTGGTCAAGTAGTTCAAGGAGGTATGAAACTTGGAGGGATAGAAGGCGCAGAAGGCAGTATGGCTCAAATGTCTCCAGATGTAATGCAAACGATACCTACTATGGGAGGCATGAACATGGCTTATGGTGGTAATATTCCTAAATACTATCTTGGAGGCCCTACAACGCCTCCTACTTTAGCAGACATACAAAGACAGTACCCTCAATTTACTCCTGAAGAACATCAGGATTTATTAAGAACAGCATTTACTAGATATAATGATGTACAAAATAGAAGAAGATTAGCAGGACAAGACTACGGAGAACCTGCTTATTATGATGCAGACCAAAACCCTAATCTTACAGGTGACGAAGTATATCCAAGTGCAGCTAGTAGTCAAGCGCAAAATAATAATCCTATAAGTTATAATCAGTCAAGCTCAAGAGAGAGTTCAGCGAGTGGAAATTATGACCAAACACAGTCAGATATATACAATAAACTTAACAGTCCTGCTTATACTCAAAAAAATGATTTATACTACGGAAACTCTTCAGGTGATGCAGGTGCTCCTAAATCAGAGGCAGGTCCTTATGATAACTATACTTCTTCTCCTGATTTTGACCCAAATGGAGGAAGTGATAGTAGTTCTAGATTTGCTGATTATGCAAAAATGGCTGGAAAATATGCACCTACTATTTATAATACTATAAGAGGTGCTCAAAAAGCAGAACAACTAGGTAAAGGAACTTATTATAATCCTTATGAACAACAGTCTATGGACTTAATGAGAGGCAGACGTTATAATGTAGACCCTGAAATAGAAGCTAATCAAAGAAGTTACAATGCTATGAGAGGTTCTATAGGACAAGCAGCAGGTGGAGACTCTTCTTCTTACTTAGCTACATTAGGTTCTGCACTAAGGAATAAACAAAGAGCAGATTCTAGAGCTTATGCTATGAAACAAAATATGGATAACCAATATATAGGACAAGAAGCACAAGCACTTTCAGGTTTTGGTCAAGGAAGAGCCCAAGCAGATATGTATACTGATGACATTAATGCTAGGAACAGAGCTGCTAGAAATGCATACCAAGGAGCAGCAGCTACAGGGTTATCCCAAGCTGTTTTTAATGAAGAAAGGATGGCTAATCTTAGTGATGCTGATAAAATAAGAGCAAATACTTTACAAGCTATGTATGGTGATTATGGTTATTCTCAAGATGATAGAGGTAGGTTAACAGGGAATACTTATTATAGAGGTAATAGATATATATAAATAAGATATGGCAGTAAATAGATACGATAGACCAGCACAGCAGTTAATAACAGATACTTATGCGGCAATGCCTTATAGGGAAATGTTACTTGCAGGAAAAGCTCAACAAGCACAGCTAGATAAACTTGACGCTGCAAGAATAGCTTTAGGAGATAAAGAGTTCATGAACTTACAAAAAGATGATGAAAAAGCTGCAGCAGCTAGAGACTGGTTAGAAACAGAAACAGGTAAAATAGCAGACCTTTATGGCCAAGACATGGGTAAAGCTAGGTCTGCATATAAAAATCTTGAGAGAGAAGCTAAGAAAAGATTTGGACCTTCAGGAGATATAGGAGCCTTACAGGCTTCTTATGATGCGGCACAAGCTTATAGAAAAAAACTAGAAGATGCAAAAGTAGACCCTTTAAGAATAGAAGGGTTAATTAGAGAAGCTTCTGAAGCTTATCAAGGTATAGGCGAAGGAGGTGAGTATGGTCGTTATAACACATATGCAGGACAAAGAGCTGCTCAAAATTATAATTATACTGATTGGGTAAAGAATAATCTATCAGACCTTGAAGCTATAACAGGTGCTTATGCTGACGTTAGGGCTGATGGTAAAGGGTATATTTGGAAAAAGAAGGGCACTAATGAGGTTGTTAGTAATGAAAGAATTCAACAAGCAGCTATGCAACTAGCACGAGGAGATGAAAACTTATTGTACAATATTGCTGAAGGTGACAGATTAGGTTTAGACAGTTCTAATGCTTTTAAGTCAGCAGTGGCTGGTGGAGGTACTAAATATGCTTATACTAAACAGACTAGAGACAGAGGTTTAACTAGCGATGCTACTGCACTTAGAGCTATGGATAAAGCAGATGAAGTGGCGGCTAATGAAGTTTATCACCTCTCTAGTCCAAGTGCTTATATAACTAGGGATGATAGTGATGTTAGTTTTGTAGCAGAAATGGGTGAAACTAATGCTAGATTAGCGGAGGCACAAACAAACATAGACGCTATAAACGAAGAATTACAAACCTATTATTTGAGAGACGAAAATGGAGATGTAGTAATTGATTCAAATACAGGCCAGCCAGCAGTTAATCCTGACTTTGCTACAAATCATAATGCAGCTGTAACTAAACTAGGAATGCAAAAAAGACTATATGAAAAAGCTGAAAATGATAAAATATTACAGGATAAAACATATGCAGAAGTAGTTACAGAAGTTACAGGACAAGATGTGTCTGGTAAAAAAGTTCAAAAAATCCTAGATAATGGTAATCTTATTGTAGAAAATGAAGACGTTGTAGTAGGCTTTCTAGATGAAAACGGTGACAGAGTTACTCTTAGTGATGCTGATTATGCTACTACAACTGTTAATGTTGATACTCAGGCTAAAAAAGATGCCATGTGGGCAGATGCAACATCTAAAGGTCTTACTCCTGTTTATGGTTCAAAAATTATAGACATATACGATGAAGATAAATTATCAGAGATTAGAACTACTTTAAATGAAAGAAAAGCTAAATCAGAAGACTATATGATAGATTATTATACTGAATCTGACTTTAAACTATCTCCTCAAACAGCGGCCATAAAAGAAAATATGATTGATAATATAGGGGAAGGTATGGATATAATGGTTACTGATGAAAATAACCGATTAGTAGTAGCCAATAAAAAGGTACGTGATTTAGCTAAACAGTATGCGTCAGTAAAAACTACTAAAGCGCTTATAGAGGTAGCTGATAAAATAAAAAATGAGGAAATATCAGTAGAAGACGGAAAAGTTTTAATACAGTTATTGGAGTTAAATCAATTAAATGAAGGTGCTAGTTCTTTTAGAGAAAACACTAAACTTATAGGTACGACTAGAGGCCCTAATGGATATGCAATCTTAGAAGACCCTAATGGTAACAGACTAGCTCTTAAACCTAAAGACGGTCCTGTTAGAGAAAGTTATAATAGAATGATAAAAAACTCTGATAAACAAATATATGTAGCAACAGGAGATGAATTATATTTAAACAGGGGATATGCTATGGAATATCCAGATACATACAAAGAACTAAAAGAGTTGAAAGCAGATATATCAACACAAGTATCTAAAAGTCCAGGACAAAATTTAAGCAAAAGACCTTTGTATTTAGACAATGGCTACTATTTAAATGTGGTAAGAGGAGAAAATGCAGCGACAGTTCAAGTATTTTTGTCAAAATCTAGTGCAGTAAAAAACCAGCCAGCACCAGAAGACACGACACCAGAAATAGTACCTTTAGAAAAATTAGACCAAATAGGATTAAACCTTATGGCAACAGTATCATCATTATAAAAACGTAAAATGGCAGACAATTTAGACCCACTTACTAATCTTCCAGAAAAGTCAGAAAGTAAATCAGAAATACAAAAAGTTTTTGAAAAAGGACTAGGAAAATTTACATCAGCATCAGATTCTACTACTACTTTAGATACTAGAGAGTTATTAAAACCTCAAGATGTATCTGGAAGTATTAGCGCAAAATCAGACCCTTTTGAAGTTCAAACTATTTTTAAAGACGAACTAAGAAGAGATACTAATTGGGACCAATTATTTAATAAGTCTTCTGAAAGATTTCAAGAGGCTAGAGTAGCTAGAATGGAACAGCTAGATGCTGAACAGACTTATGGAGAAGCTTTTAATGGTATAGGTAAATTTGTAGGTAAAACTTTAAATAGAACTGTATTAGGACTTGCGGGTACTGTTTATGGTTTAGGTGCTGCTTTATTTTCATGGGACGCAAATCAAATTATGGATAACCCAATTTTTGATGCTTCTGAGTCCTTAGACAAAAAAATGGATGAGGCTATGCCTATCTACACTAATGAAGATGAGTATTACGATAAAGGGTTTTTTGCAAAAATGGCTTATCATCCAGGTAAGTTATTAGGAGATGAGGTTTCAGATGGTTTATCTTTTGCTGCATCCGCTATAGGGCAAGAATTATTATTAACTGCAATTACAGGAGCTAGTTTAGGTACTGCTGGAGGAATACAAGCAGCTAGAACTGCAAAATTAGCAGAACAAGGTGCAAGTATATGGAGCAAACTAGGTAATACAGGTAAAGTAGTAAAAGCAATTAGAGGTATAGACAAAGGGACTGATGCCGCTAAAACTTTAGCTAAACTTAAAGAAGGTAGTGAGCAAATAGCACAGATAGAACAATATAGAGCTGCTCTTGGAACAGGTAGAGGGCTTCTTATTGGTACTAACTATGAAGCTTCAATGGAAGCAAGAGGAGCTGCTGAAGAAATGAGAACAGCTTTAATTCAAGAGTACATTTCTCTTAATGGAAAACCTCCATCAGGATTAGCTTTAGAAAAAATAGAGCAAGGTGTTGACGCGTCTAAATGGGCAGTATATGGTACTAACTTAGCTTTATTAGGAGCTAGTAATCTTATTCAATTTCCTAAAGTATTTTGGAAAGGGTTTAATGGCCAGCGTAAAGCACTAAAAGAAGCTGGAGAAGAAATAATGAAAGAAGCTGAAAGAAAGGCTTTAGGTAAATCTGCTAAAGAAGGACTTTTAAAAAAATCTGCTAGCAGGCTTGTTACTGTACTTAAAACACCTGTAACAGAGATGTTAGAAGAAACTTCTCAAGGTATTACAACTAATTCTTCATTAGACTATTACTCTAGAAAATACAGTGCAAACGAGAATATTTTTGCTATTAAAGGAATGGAAGCTGTTAGTAGAGGTTCTGAAGAGTTTTTTGGTTCTGCAGAAGGTAGTACTTCTATGGGTATGGGATTCCTTATAGGGCTATTAGGAGTGCCTGTAGGTGGACGTAGAATGGTTAAAGGAGCTACTGGTAGAGATGCTAACTTTGCTATGGCTGGTGGTTTTATGGAAACTATAAGAGAAGCTAAAAGTAAAAGAGAGACTATTCAAAAACTTTCAGATGAACTTGCTAAAAACCCTAGTGCTTTTAAATCTATAAAAGCTTCTTATGAAAACTATGTAAGAAACATGGGTATTCAAGAAGATATGGACCAAGCAATAGAGGCTAATGATATATTTTCTTTTAAAAACTTAGAGCATGACCAGTTCTTTTCTTATGTAAGAAGTAGAGCTAAAGCAGATATGTTAGACATGGTTGTAGCAGATTTAAAAGCTATGACTGAGATGGATTTAGAGACTTTCAATAACGAGTTTAGAGTAGAGGGTGTTACAGACTTTACAGAGGAGACTAAGAAAGATATGATTCATAAAGCTTTTAGACAAGTTAAAAGAATAGAAGAGCATTCAAACACAGTAGATAATCTTTTAGATAGTTCTAAAATTAATAGTAGAGCTGCAGAGGCGGTTAAAGAAACCTTAATACATGCGGCTTCTACTATGGTTAATACTGAAATCAGAGAAAAAGAATTAATAGGTAAGTTATCAGAAATTACTAATTTAAATGAAGCGGAAGTAATAGAAATTTCTAATAGAGCTAAATATTCTAAATATTCTAAACCCTTACTTGCGTTATTAAAGAAAGGAAGAACCCAAGAACTTACTAAAGAGGAAACTAAAGAACGTAATAAACTAGGTAATAGACTAGGTTTAAAAGTAGGGCAATTAAATGAGCTTTCCTCTAGCGAAAAAGCACTAGACTATAATGCTTTAAAAGACCTTGAAGGAACACTCAAAGTAGAGGCTACAAAAGAAGGAGCCAGAATAGGTGTAGAGCCAGAAGCTTTTATGGAAGAAGCAGGGATTATGTTAAACCAATGGAAAGCAGATAATCCTACTCAAGCTACTCTTAAAGAAAAAGAAGCTTTAGATTTATTATTAGATATTGCTAAACTTAAAAATAGAAGAGAAGAGTTTATTGATTTATATAATTTATTAGTTACGCCTAAAGGAGCAGCAGCTTTTGAAAAAGCAGATACCGCAGCTCAGAAAGTTTTACGTGCTAACCTTGCTAAAGAAGCTAAAAAGCAAATAGATGAAATTTTAGAAAACGCTGAAACTGAAGCAGAATTAGAAGCGGCAAGAGAAAAAGCTGAACAAACATCTTCAGAAGCAGTAGACGCAGTAAATAAAAAAATTGATGATACAGCAAATACAACTAGAAGAAATGTACCTGCTTACGATAAAAATAATATTATAGAGTCTTTACAAAGTAGATATGAAGATAATCCTGAGTTATTTGAAAAAGAAAAAGAAGAACTATCTTCTTTGTTAGAAAGCCATTTTGGAGCAAGAGTACTTCCTAGAAATAAAAAAAATAGAATTATTCCTATGGATACGTTTATTTCTGAAATATATGAACAAAGTATTTCTTCAGCTAGTGGTCAAATAATGCCTATTATAGAAGAGTACTATAAAAATGTAGAAGCAGAAGTACTAGAAGAAATAGAGTCAGAAGAAATTCCTTCAGAAGAAGTAGAAATAGTAGACGACAAAGAAGGCAGTTTTTCTTTAGTTCTTGGTACTCAATATAAAGACACTGAAGAAAGTAACCCTTTAAAAAGTACTGGTTATCAATATAAAAGAAAAAAAGATGGAACCTTTACAATGGAGGAGGAAGAAAATCCTTTTAATATAGATTGGGACCATGTAAATACTGAAAATTTACAAAAAGGAGATACTATTGAGTTAGAGGTAGATACTGAAATGCTAAACTCTCCTTATATGCAACGTGTTATAAAAGAGGGGAGATTAAATGAAGCTCTGCCTGTTTCTTTAGTGCATTATGATAAAGATGGAAATAGACACGTAGTAGGAGCACTTGCTTCTTATAAAACTTCTAAAACTGCTGAAGGTACTAAAGAAGCTAATGAGTCATTAAAGACTATTAGAGAAGCTATACTTCAAGATTTAGGTAATAAAACAGGTATAGTTAAAACTGATTTTTCTACTACAGTTAGATACAAAGAAACTGGAAGAGTTCATATAGATAAAAATATTAATTCTTTTGAAAAAGCACATGCAGTTTCTGAAACATTAAAAGAAGGAGAACCTTTGTTATTTGGTATAGGAAGAAAAAGAGTAGATTCTATCGTAATTGAAGTTCCTAATAGTGTAGTAACTGTAGAAGCAGTTAAAGGAGCTGTTGCAGGTGCAGTATATGCAATTAAAAAAAATGCTTCAGGTTCTTATATTCCTGTTAGAGTAATGACTAGAAAAGTCAATGAACAGGAATTAGAGCAAGTAAGGGATTTACTAGAAGAATTTAATGCTGTTGAAGTAGGGGACAATCAATTAGATGAACAAATAGCAATTAAAGAAAAAATAAATAAGATAGTATTTGCTGATATAGTACCTGCTAAAGGTAAGGACGGCATGTTCTTAGTTAAAACTTTTATTAATGGTAAACAAGGCTATACAGAAGCTCTTGATATTAACAGTCTTTTAGATTTCTTAAAAGATAAAAGAGCACAAGTAAGTATTAAAGAAATAAATACAGAAGACTATAACGAATCTATTGACGGAGACAAAGTAAAAACTTCTTTATCTGTTGGTACAACAATGCATTCAGTTCCTTTTGTAATGAATGCTATAGAAGGTAGAGAAACTCCTAAACGTAGGTCTAAAAATTCAAATAAAAATAAAAAACAAAGTGATGCTAGTGCTGCTTTTGGCCAAATAGAGGGAGAACTTGACCCTGAAGAACTTAAAAGTTTAGCTGCTAAAGATGCCGCTGAAGAATGGGCTCAAGGCACTAAAGACAAATATGCTACTAAAACTAGTTCTGCAGATAAAGCACCTATTAGAAGAAAGAAAAGTGGAAAAACTAAAAAAAGTAAAAAACTAGGTAAACCTACAATAAGACATAAAATAGCTGTAAAAGACGGTGATTATAAAAAATGGGACAAAGCTAAAGCAGGTGCTTGGATGAAACAGAATTTACCTAATGTTCCTATGTATGTAGTAGAGGATATTAGTAACATTGCTGATTCAGGAGGTAGAGAGGCTTGGGGCGTCTTTAAAAATGCAGCTACTTATATAGCTAACAATGCAGGAGAAGGTACAGCTTATCACGAAGCTTTTCACGCAGTATTTCATTTATATCTTAATGAAAAGCAAAGAGCAGCTCTTTTAGTAGAGGCACAAGCTCAATATGGACTACAAACAGAAGTAGAACTAGAAGAGGCTTTAGCTGATGATTTTGCAGAGTACGTACTTTCTAATACACCAAAAAAAGGATTAGTAGCAGGAATTAAAAGGTTATTTAAAAACCTAGGTAGGTTTATTAGACAAATAACAGGCAAAAATTCTTCAGGTATTAATGATTTATTTAAAGCGATTAATGAAGGTTATTATGGTAGAAACTCTCTAGGTAAACTTCGTAAATCAATTCCAACTTTTAGCCCTGTAACAAGGTGGAAAATCCCTGGAATGTCTCCTGTTGAAAAGAGAGATAGAATAGATATGATTAATACTTTTGTATTAGATGCTATTGCAGACTATGCAAAGGCTAATCCTACTATGACAGACGTTGAGATTATTAAAGCAGTTTCCTTGCATGAATTATATCTAGGAACAGATGAAGACAGTGCTTATAGTCAACTAGAAAGTCTTTTAGAAGATGTAGAACAAGATGTGGCTGCATTTCCTGATAATGCTGAATATAAATACCAAGAAGACCAATTAATTTTAGCACTAAATAACTTAGCAGCAGGAGAAGACGTAGACGGTAGTTTAATAGGAGGTCCTCTTTTAAAAGAAGCTGTTAATTCTTTACGTAAATATGGTATAAAAGCCACTCTTAAACAAAGCATAGAAGAAGGAGCCGTACAAGAAGGAGAAAATTTAGAGGTAGATGAAGATATAACGGAATCTTTTGAAGCTTGGCAAGTAGGTAGAGCAAGTCTTTCTACTAAAGATACTACTACTTATAAAGTAAAGAATTTTTTAGCTAAATTAGACGCTGTTACATTAAATGAAAAAGGAGAACTAATAGAAGAACTTGATACTCTTGGATACCCAAAACGTATAGCATTTGATGAAGCTTTTAATACTTTAAAAAGCAGACTAAAAGAACATACTACTATAGATGAGATGGTAGAGACTTTAGAGAGTATGGTTAAATCTAAACCTTATGCAGAAAAAGTTATAGATTTAATAAAAACAGACAAAGAATTTAAAGCAGCATTCTTTTCTACTATGGCTACTCAACAAGTAGAATATCTTTTATTACAAAAAGAAGACTACACTGGTAAAGGTGGTTTTTCAACTAGACATAATTTTATAGACTCTAATAGGCGTAATCCTAATATGACTTTAATGTCTGAGTGGAATAGTTTGTTTATACTAAATAATCGTAATAATAAAAACAAACTAAGTCCTGCTGCTAAAAAGAATGTTGAAAATGCTCAAAAATCTATAGAAGGGGCGTTAAGAAAAATAAAAAATGAAGGAGAGATAAGTAATAATCACGCTCGTACTATTGCTTCTAAACTATTCAAAGCAGGAATAGCAATAAATCCTGCTGAAGTTAAGTCATTATTTCAGGAAAAGAAAGAAAACGGTGTTGTTATACCTGCTGAAGATGTTTTTGCTAGTTACTTTACAGGAGAAAATGGTATTCTAAATACTGTATTTCCAAGTATATTAAAAGGAAATAATCCTTTTTCTATTAGTACTCAAAATGAAACAAAAGCTTTAAGACCTTTTCTGCAAGCAGCTATTGAAAATAGAGATACTTTAAGTGAGCAAGCTCTTATTAATGTAAACGGTAAACAAGTATTTGCTACTGTAGCTCCTAATCACATATCTAGTTTAGTTCATAAACTTAAAGGTAAAAACTATAAAAATGTAATTGATTTTTATAAACAAGATAAATTTTATAAAAGACACTTGTGGTTAAAAGAACTTCTTAAATCTAAAGAAAATAGAAATTTATTTCAAAGAAAAGTTCTTGATGGGTATAAAGAAAAAGGTGCAGATACAGGAGTACAGTACAGTAAAATGTCTGACTTTGAAAGAAAAGCTGCAGAACTTAATCTTTGGTCTAACGAAGGTAACAGTGAATGGGGTTATTATGTGTCTCCTATTTTAGCAGATGCTCCTCAAATGAATTTAATTTCTTTTAAAAAGTATACAGTTGAAGAATCTCTTGAACATTTATATCAAGTAGCACTTCAAGAGTCTGAAAGAATAAAGAAAGTTAAAGAAGAACAAAGAACTTTACCTGATAATAAACTTATTTTAAATTACCACTACTCTGGAGAAAATAAAACAGGAAAGTCAGGAATATCTTCAGAACAAAAAGCAGCTGCTAAAGGATTGCAATTTCATTATTTTGAAGGGCTTGAAAACATAGCTATTAGCAATAAAGAAAAAGTTAAAGAGGTTATTGCTAAAAATATGGCTAAAGAAATAGAAGCTACTACTAAACAATTACAAGATTTACGTATACTTTCAGAAACAGAAGGAGCTTCTTATTTTGAATCAGGTGTTTCTGATTATTTTGGGTATAATAATCCTGCTAATTTTGTAGAAGCGTATGCTTATAATAGTACTTTAGCTAATATACAAATGCTACAACTATTTTCAGGAGACACTGCGTTTTATAAAAATGACGAAGATTTATCTAAAAGACATAAACAAATAACTAATCCTGGTAATATTTTAGATATTTCTGAAATGGATTCAGCAACTTATAAAACTATATACCTGCAAGATGAAATAGCTAAATCTAAAGTATATAACGAATACAAAGAAATACTTAAAGACTCTGTTCACTCAAAAGCTATATTAGCTCAATATGAAGATGTAAATGCTACTGATGCACAGGCTTATATTTCTTTAAAAAGATACAGAAGTATACGTAGAGGAATGGGCACATGGGGAACTAAAGAAGATGCAGCATATGCAGATTTAGAAGCAGGAGTAGCTACTGAAGAACAACTACAATTAGTTGCACAGCCTATTAAACCTTTTATGTATGGCAAAACTTTAAATAATAGTACTATAGTGCCTGTACAAAATAAAAACTCTGAATTTTTATTACTACCTCAAATGGTTAAAGGTAATAAAAAACTAGAAACTATTTTAGATATGTTTAAAGAAGGCGTAAGCTCTGTTCAGTTTGAATCCGCTGTTAAGGTAGGAGCTCACAATATAATGCCTTTAAACAGTGTATTTAAAGACGGGGTTGATATTAAAAAATTAGTGGATAAAAACTTTGTTGAATTAAACAATGAAGACTATAGAATACAGTTAGCAGTTCCTGAGCATCACGTAGATACTACTATTACAGTAGGTACTCAAATAAGAAGATTAATTTTAGCAAATTTAGCTGAAAAAGATTATGAGTACAATATACAAGGAAAGAAAGTAAGGTCTGAAGATGTTTCTAAGTTATTTAATGAACTAGTAAGTGCTAATGTTATCGAAGAGTATGATGAATTAGCAGAACTATTTAAACCTGAAAACAGAGAAAAATTAGCTTCTTTACTTGAGGACGAAATACTTGAAAGAGGTCTAGGACAAAAATATCTTGATGCTATTGAATTAAATACAGAAGGAAAATTTGAGTTTCCTTTATATTTTCCTTTATCTGCAAAAAGAAATGAAGCTTTAATGACTAGTTTGTTTAAGAATAGAGTAACTAAACAAAAAATTAAAGGAGGTTCTTTTGTACAATTATCTGATTTTGGTTTTTCTGAAGAACTTAATGTGGTATTTGGAGAAAGAACAGATAAAGAGGGCAAGAAACAAGAGTATATTAAAGAAATGGAAGCTATTCTGCCTTGGTGGTCTAAAGAATATTTTCCAACACTTGAAGACGGTCAAGTAGATATCAGTAAAGTACCCGAAAAACTTAGAGAACTTATTGGTTTCCGTATTCCAACAGAGGATAAATACTCTATGCCTATTATTAAAGTAGTAGGATTTTCTCCTAAAGAAGCAGGGGGCGTTGCTATGTTACCTGCTGATATTACTAAAAGAGCAGGTACAGATTTTGATATTGATAAACTTTATATAATGATGCCTGAATTTAAGGTAAATTTAAAGTTTGACGCGTTAACTAAATATATACAGCAAGAGTTTCCAGGTTTAACTAAGAAACAATTAAGCCTTGTATTAGAGACTTCTGAAGTTAATTTAGAAGGTGTTAATAAGGATATTAAACAAGCAGTAGATGAGGTTTATACTTCTTTTCAAGAAATAGAATACATAACTCCTACTAAAAAAGATAAAAAAGCTAGAAATAATTATATGCTTGAGATTATGAAGGGCATATTACAAGACCCTGCTCATGCTGAAGAGATTATAACTCCAGGTAACTTTATCCAGCTTCAAGACCTTAAAAAAGAATTAAACACTATTTCAGGAAGAGCCTCTTCAAAAATTAAAATGCACATGCCTTCTAGTCAGTTAGAATTATTTTCTAGAAACATGAATGGTGCAGACCTTATTGGTATTTTTGCTAATCACAATGTTAGTCATGCTATGTTACAGCATAGTGATGTGCGTTTTTCTTTTCCTATGATGTTAGGAGGAATGACTAGTAAAAACTTAAATCGTCAAGATACTTTAAATAGTACTAAAAAAGACAGGACTTTAATCTCCAACACATTAGCACAGTTTTTAGCTGCTTCTGTTGATAACGCTAAAGACCCTGTACTTACTGATTTAAATATTAATACTTTTACTGCTGATGTAGCCGCTGCTTTAATTAGAACAGGATTTGATTTAAGAACTATAGCAATGTTTTTAAATCAACCTATTATTCGTAGATTATCTTCAGAATTTTTAAATAATGGAGGTAAAGAGTATATGTATGACGGTATAGTAGAAGAACTCGCTAATGAACTTATGCAGTATGGAGCCACAGATAGATTTACTGAGGATGGAAAATACATTTATGTAAACATGCAAGAAGACAGGTTTATAAGCAAAGGCTTAGAGTACCACGGTCTTACAGAAATGGTTGAAGCAGGAGAAAACGCAGACGCTAATAGTCAACTAGCTGTACTTAGATTATTTGAATCACATAGAGACAACGCTAAATCTTTACAGAACTTAGTAGCTGCAACTAGAGCTGATTCTAAAGGGTTTGGACCTACTATAGCAAATGCTGAGGTCTTTAGAGATAAGTATGATGAAGCTATTTTAGATAAAAAATTACAAGGAGTTTCAGACTTATTTAATTCTGATACTTACACTATGTTAAGTGCTTTTACAGAAGAAGGTATTCTTAAGCCTATGGAAAAAATGAAAGAATATTTTCCATGGTTAAATACACCTTTTAAAGCTATTAAAAATGAATTTAAGCAAAATAAAGGTTTTGACCTTACTGAAAAAGAAATAGAGTTTATTAATTATTCTTTACTGTCTTATATAGGTTCAGGGTATGAATTTTTTCAATCAAACCAACAAGAGATGGAAAATATGTTGTATTCTTTTCCAGCAGAAGTTTTGAAAGAAATTAATAACGACCCTTATTTAAAAAATGAAAATATATTTACTAAAAATCTTGATGTAGTAACAGAAGAGATAGAAATAACTGAAAGCGATATACTTGCTAATATAAACAATGATGTTCCATTACCTGTTTCTTTAAGTAGATTAGAGTTTAATAATACTTCTAAACTTTCTCCAGAACAAAAAGAAGAGATAGAAGAACATTTTGAAGAACTATTAGAAAATCCTAAGTATAAAGAGTTTGCTGAAAAACTAATTAAATATTCTTTTTTAAATAGCGGATTTGTATTTACTCCTAGTAGTTTTAATCACTTAGTTCCTATTTCTTTTTTCAGTAATTTAACAGACTCTAAAGGTCTTAAATTTCAAGACTTTCTTAAACAAGAGATAGACGATAGAAAAAACGATGTAGAAGCTTATAATGATTTTAAATTATCTTTTTTACGTAATAACTATGATAGATACAACTTTGTATATACTTTAAAAGATGATATAGATTATGTAGACCGTCTGCATCTTAAAAGAGACAGTAACGGTACTCCTGTATCTTTAAGAATAGATAGTAAAAGTGAGGAGTTAAAACTTAGCAATATTTTTACCACAAACAAAGAAGGTAAAAAAGTATTTAAAAAAGTAATTAAAATAAAAGACGGAGCTAATCAGTCTCTTATGCTTCTTAATACTTTTACAAGTACTCCTACAGTTGCTTACTACTATCCTATGGCTAAAGCAGGTAAAAGAGGGTACTTAAATGAAACTATTAAACTTGATTTAAAAACTAGAAAAGCATTTACTGAAATAGCTAAAAATTATGCTAAAAACGAACTTAAAATACTTTCTTACAAAGAATTTTTAAATAACATAGAAGACGATGTAAACATATCAGAAGAAGAATTTGAATACTTTAAAAAACATACAGATGAATATACTTCTCACATGAGAAAAACTGTTGTAAAAGAAAATGTAATAGAATTTAATTTTGAAGGAGAAGTTATTCCTTGGCGTTCTGGTAGTGTTGAAAGTTTAAAAAACGTGTTAAAATCTTTAGGTCTTGAAGATTCTATCCATATGCAAAGTATAGAAGAAGCAGAAAATAATTTATCTGCAGAAGGAAGAGAAAAATTAAACAAAATAAAAAAGAAAAACAATAGGAAAATTGGAGAAAAAGTTGTACCTTCGCAAAAGAAAATAACAACTGAGAAAGTTAAAGAAATTTTAACCTCTAATCCTAAAGAAATAGAGTTAGTAAATAAGGGTGAAGATAGATATTACGAAGATAAAGACGGTAATAGATACATAGGACTTTCTTCAATAGTTAATCCTTCTGAATTTAAAGACGAAGAAGGGCTATATACAGGAGCTATACCTATTGGTAATAAGTCGGATAAAGTTTTAAGAGACTTTTTTGCAGGAAAAGATTTGGAATATACAAAAGACATAGCAAAAAACTTAACTGAAGATGCTTTTAATCAATTAATAGAAACTGCAGAAGAATATAAAAATCAGTGGAAAGATGAAAATGGAAGTTTAGATAATATAGAGTTTTTAACAGAAGGTCTTTTTATAAGTAGTAATATACAAGCTTCTCAGAAAGATATAGATAAAGCCATAACTTCACCTAAAGATAGAAAACTTTCTTATGGTATTGCAACTGAAATGGACATGGTTGTTCTAAATCACAAAACAGGTGAAAAACATTTGGTAGATTTTAAAACTGTAAGAGTAGACCCTAATAATAAATATAAGCAAACACCTGAAGGTAAATTAGGTAAATCTTGGAACGGCAAACCTTCAAAAGCAGATGGATATAGTAAACAACAAAATGCAAGTGCTATATTAACAAATCTTAATGAAGAGATTGAATTTGATACAATTAGTTTACTTCCTATACAAGTGTGGTATCCTGAGAAAGGTCAAAGTACAGATATTGCAAAAGTATCTATAGAATCACTTGCTTTAAGTAAAGAAGATATAGAGGATGTTTTTCCAAAGGAATATGCAGACCAATTAAAATCTTCAGCACCACAAACTAGTGAGGTTAAATATTATGAAGGTAATATAACTCCAGAACCTAATACAGTATTTGTATTTGGAAGTAATCCAGAAGGCAGACATGGTGCAGGAGCTGCTAAAATCGCTAAAAACCAATTTGGGGCTAAGTATGGTCAAGGGGAAGGTTTACAAGGTAATGCTTATGCTTTACCTACTAAAGATTTAAGAGTAAAAGAAAATAGAGGTTTACAATCTATTTCTCCTGAAAAAATTACAGAATCTATTAAATCTTTATATGATGTAGCTAAACAAAATCCTAATAAAGAATTTAAAGTAGCTTATAGGAATACTACACAAGCTTCTTTAAATGGTTATACAGGGTTAGAAATGATTGAAATGTTTAATGCAGCTGGTAATATTCCTTCTAATATTATTTTTAGTAAAGAATGGTTTGACACTGGTAAATTAAACACACAACCAACACAGCAAACTACTGAGGTTGAAACAAGTGTTGTAGACTTTAAACCAGAAGATATTACAGTAAGTAATAAATTAGAAACTTTTGAAGTATTTATAGAAGGAAATCAAGAAAATGGTACAGTTGGTATTAAAGGATATAAAATAGACATTAAAAATCAACCTAATGTTAATTTAATAGCTACAAAATATTATTCTGATGCAAAAGGTACTCAGCTGCCAAACGGTTGGCAAATACTTGAGCTAAAGGGAGGATTAAGACTCCCGATGACTGGAGTACCTGGAGGTGCGGTATCAAGTAAAAAAGATATTAGTCTAGAGTTACCTATTACTTTAAATAATGTACAAGATACAGATAGTAATAAAAAAATATTAGAGGAAATAGGGTTTGATTTTAATGTGTCAAGTAGTGTTATTAAAAATGTTACTTATACCCCTAAAGGAAAAAAGAAACAGTTATATACTATATCAGGAAACAAAATATTTAACTCTAAAAAACAAGAGGTATTTAAAACAGACAGTGTTGATAGAAATAAAATATTTGCTAACCTAGCGATTAAAGAAGGAAGAGCTAAAAAAGTTACTTTTAAAGGTACTGACTATATAGTAAACAATAAAGAGCAAATTATATCAAGTGTAACTGGCAAAATAATGAACTGGGGACCAGAAAACGGAAATAGAAGAGCTATTTTAAGTCTTTACAATAGAAGTGAAGAACAAGTAGCTACTCCTAAACCTTCTACAAGTGATGCCTCCGCTGCTTTTGGTATACCTACAGAAGAGTTAGACGCAGAGGAACTTAAGAAGTGGAAAAACATAGATAATGACTCTAACAATCCTTTTGAAGAATGTTAAAATAAAAGAATATGGCAAAGAATTGTGCATTTAATAACACAGAATCAGCTACTAAAGCATGGTTCAGAACTAACGGTCTAATAGACAGTACGCTTAGTATTAAAAACTTACCTAAGTTTAGACAAGCTAATAGAAAATTTAGTATAAAAGCTAAGAAAGACTATAATGTAGACGGACAACTTTTCTTTGAAGAAGAGGGAGGTAAAAAAGCTATTCCTAATAGCGAGATGTTTAAGCAAATAGATTATGCTAAAGACTATCTTGAGAATGGTGAGGGTATCTATAAACAGAAAAAACCTAATAAAAACAAGCAAGAAATTGACGTAGAGTTAGAAGCTAAACTTAAAACTTTTTTATCAAGCTATGGTATTTCTGTAGAGTTTGTAGAAACACTTAAAGAAAGAGGCTATGATGCAGTAGCTATTGCTGATATTGCTAATAGGCTTATATTAGTATCTAAAAAAGAAGCTGATTTTAGTACTTTACCAGAGGAGGCTGCTCATATTGCGATAGAGTTATTAGGAAGTAATAATCCAATGGTTAAACGCCTATTAGATATTATAGAAGAAACTCCTATTTATAGAGAGACTTATAATGAATATAAAGACGATGTAGATTATCAATTAAAAAATAAAAAAGGTGAAGTAGTTGGTCCTAATATACTTAAAATAAAAAAAGAAGCTATTGGTAAAGCTGTTTCTAAGCAACTTACAGGCACTGAAACTAATGATAGGATAAAAGGTGTTATAGGTAGAATTTGGAACCGTATAAAGAGTTTATTTAAGAAAATAGATAGAAATGAATTTATAACAGAAGTAAATGAAATTACAGGCTCTATAGCAAAAGATATTGTAAGTAATAAATTAGCAGGAAGTACAGCTAACTTGGTTAATTTAGGAATATACAAACAAAAAACAAATAAAAAGAAAGATGAAGCTATAGAAAAAGCTGAAAAATCTTTAGAAGTACTTAAAATACGTTTAAAAAAGCTGCAAAGAAAGTTTACTCCAGAAGGAGACGTATCTTTAATAAAAGACACTATTAAAGATATAAAATTTGCTATTATGAATAAACAAGCTGTTGCAGGTATAGGTTACTATGTTGATACTGCTGCTATTGAGGCTAGTAGTCTTATAGAAATTATTAATGCATATAGAACTAATAACGACTTAGAAGTTTTAAGTTCTTCTGTTTTACGTGATATAAATGATTTTATTGTTACTCATGAAAATACTTTAGCTGATTTATTAGGTTTCTTTGCTGATGATATTAATATTCAAAATACCGAAGAAGGAAGAGCAGTGTATGAAGCAGCTGAAGAAGTGTATTCTACTATTGCTAAAATTAAATTATTTTATAATAGAACTAAAGCTAAAACAGCAGCAGCAATTATAGAAAAAAATACTAAATCTGGAAACAATGTAGCTGAAGAGTTGTTAAAAATGACTGATAAAGACACTTCTCCAATAAGAAGACACTTATTAAGTATGGGACACGCTTCTGAAGAGATTTTAAATATAGTTTATGACATGTTTAAAAAAGCTAAAAACGCTGTTGAAAGAAAAGTGTTAAGCAAAGGTAAGGAACTTTCTAATATTCATGTAGAACTAGAGCAAACAGGGTTTAAAGATTTTGGTAAATTCTATGAAAAATATACTACAGGAAAAAATAAAGGTAAAAAAACAGGTAATTTAATTTCTAAATATAACAATGGTGAGTTTTATGGAGAAATGGAAAAAACTAAAAAGGCTATTACAAAAGCATTAGGTGCTGAAAACTATAATGAAATAGATAAACAATACTTATCTGATAGAGACAGTGCAGTATACACAGACCTTTGGAAAACTTTTTATAGAGAAAATTATAATATGCAAAGTAAGTCTCCTGCTAATAAGTATTTAAATCCTGTATTTAAAACTATAACAGGTAAACAAAAAGAATATTATAATAAACTACTAGAAATAAAAGAAGAGGCTACTGATATGTTACCTAAAGGACATCAACGTAGTAAATTCTTTATGCCTCAGATAAGAAAAGATTTACTTGACAGATTAAAGTCTAAGGAGCAAGGAATATTTTCTAATATAAAAGAATTAGTAAAAGAAACAGGTCTAAGACAAGAAGACGATACTGAATATGGTGACAGCGAACTGAGTAAAGCAGTTCCTATTCACTATAATAGAAAGTTAGATGATATGACTAACTTAACTGACGATATTACTAGTATGTACGTAGCTTATTATGACATGGCAGCAAATTTTGAGTCTAAAATAGACTTAGCAGATGACATGTTAATAGTAAAAGAAGTATTAGGAGAAAGAAAGTATAAGAAAGGTGACGTTCAAAAAGAAGGTATAGAAACTAATACCTATCAAATGATGGATGTATTTTTAGATACTCATTTATACGGTAAAAAGAAGGTTTCTGAGTCTCCTATGTCGTGGAGAGGTAAGGATATTATGATTAAAGGTAAGCCTTTATATTTAAGTAAAATATTAGACTCTTTTAATTCTTATGTTAGGCGTAATAACCTTGCTTTTAATCCTTTTACTCATACTGCAAATGCTGTAATGGGTACTGCTTACAATAATGTAGAGGCTGTAACAGGCAAGTACTTTTCTTCTAAAGATAAACTATGGGCAGATAAAGAGATATGGAAAAATTTACCAGCTATTGTATCTCAAATAGGTTCTAAAAAGAAAACTAATAAAGTTGCACTTTTATTTGAATATAATAATATCAGTAAAAGTACTACAGATGTATTTAAAAATATGAATACTAAAAATGCTTTTGGTAGAGCATTATTTGATTCAGGAGTTTACAGTACTTATGAAGCAGTAGATTATAAAATAAAAGGAAAAGTAATGCTTTCTATGTACCACAGTTATAAATTTATAGACGGAAAATTTATGACTAAGAAACAATTAACAAGTGAAATGCAAAATAAAGAGGATGTTGAGGCTAAGTGGGAGTCAACTAGTACTACTTTATATGATGCTTATGAAGCTGTAAATGGTGTAGTAAAAATTAAAGATAAATATAAATCTGCAATTAATACAGAATTAGAAGACATTGTTAAAAACACTACTAGTCAAATAAATGACCAGATAGACGGTAAAATATCAGACCTTGATAGAAGTGCTTTTCAACGAAATGTATGGGGAAGATTAATCCTTACGCATAGGGGATGGTTATTATCAGGTGCTGAAGCTAGGTATAAAGAAAAAGGATATAATTACTCTACAGGACAGATGGAAGAAGGGTATCATAAAACTTTCTTTAACAAAGTTATTAAAGGGCTTATTGCTAATAAAGGTAACTTTACAACAATGGCTATGAGTAATCTAGAAGATTATGAAAGAGAAAATGTCAAAAAAGCTTGGGCAGATATTGTGTTTATTGCCGCTTCTTTTATGTTGGCTAATTTATTAAATAATCTAGCAGATGATGAAGATAAAAAAGATAATTGGGGATACCAATTTGCTGCTTATATGGGAACAAGAATAGAGCTAGAAGCAGGAGCTTTTGTCAATCCTCGTGAGGTGTTAAGTATCTTAGAATCCCCTGCTGCTGGTATTAACCAAGTAGAAAGTGTTATGGATGGTTTAGGTATG